CTGCTTAACACCCTTGCTTGTCTCTGTTCCCTCATAGTTGAGAGAGTGAGCACCGAGGTTGCTAGCCACATACTCCTCACCAGTAAGCGGAATCGTATCAGTCACATCAATGCCAGTGCCATCATACAGACGATGCAGGAGAGAGCCGACAACATCTTTGTATAGCTGAGATACTGCCTCAGCATCATCCTTCACCGCACTCTTCAAGCGAGCGAACTTTCTTCTTGCCTTTTCTATGAGTTCCTTTCTACCCTCAGCAGTATCTTCGACCTTGGCAAGTTGTCTGCTGTTATAGGCATCACGGATAGCAATAGCAGAGTCATATGCAGTCTGAGCATCAGCAATCGCCTTCTCCTTGGCTTCCTTTGCCGCCTTCTGTTCCACGAAGTTATTACCCTTCACGGTCATATTGTTCGCCTTGTCGAGTTCCTTCTTGGCATCAGATACCCATCCACTGATTACGCTATCAGCATCCTCACCAAACTGTGAGTCATACAACTCAGCAGTCTGATCAGCAGTCAACTTCGAGAAATCAGGATTGCCATCCTCCAGCATAGGCACGATGGTTCCATCTTCGAGAGTCATAGCAGGAGTCTGTTCTGTCTGTTCAGCAGGAGCAGTAGTATTTTCTCCACCCTGCACAGCACCATCAACAGAGTAAGTTCCATCACCATTGATTGTCACATTACCAGGAACTGGTGGGAGTTCATCATTCACCTCTATTCCACCTCTATCGCCCTCTATCGCACCACTATTCTCCTCTATCATTGAGGATTCAGCCATCGCTTGCTTGTACTCATCAAGAGACATAGAAGAGATTGTAGCCACATTCTTTTTGCTCACTGCATGAGGAACAAATGTGCCATCACTCATCATTTCAACAACCTTTGCCTTAGCACCAGTATCACGAATGAGGAACAACTTAGAGTCAGGATATTTAGTGTTTCCATCCTTATCCAGAACATCAACGAGCACCACATAACCATTATCATTAAGAATCTGATTGAAGTCAAGAGAAGGCTGAGTCTCTTCCGACTGCTCTGTCTCCTGAGTCTGCTCAGTCTGTTGGGCAGCACGTTCCTTTTCCATCTGCTCACGCTTAGCCTTGGCAGCTTCCAGTCTCTTCTGATCCTCCAAGTCTTTCAACTGCTGCAAGTCTTCAAGCGAATATGGATTCTCTACCACGTTACCATCAATAGAGATAGCAGCAGAACCATCGCCATAGTCGGCAAGAATCTCATAGGTATGTTCCAAACCATCAGCACCAGTAACCTTGAACTGGGAGCCAACATCTATTGTGCCATCAACAATACCAGCAACTTCCTTGATAGCCTTTTCCTTTGCGTCAGCTACCGCCTGAGCCTTCACATCATCGGCAGGAACTTCATCACCCAGTTCAGCGAATCTCATAGCATCAGCATGTTCAACAGAATTTGTCGTAGGATCATAGAAGAGAATCATATCATCGCTATCTGCTACATTGATAGAGCCATCTTCGTTGGTAGCAATATTGCCGGAGATAATGTACACACCATAATCTTCCGCACCACCACTAGCTTTAACCGTAGCGTTACGGACGGAGCCACGGCTCTTGTCTGTGTACATATCAACACGCTGAGCTGCCTGATTTGCCGCCATATCAATCTTATCCTGAGCATCATCTGTCACACCTTGGTAACGAGCAGAAGACAACTGGTAGTCATAGATAGCTTGGTCAAGCTTGTCGTTCTGCCCAGTCAGGGATTGAAGTTCATCATCATTCATAGCTGACAACTGCTGCTCGGAGATATTCAGCAATCCGGCAAGAGTCTTCATCTGGTCTTCATGCTCCAACTGGATGTCGTGTTTGTCTGCATCATCAGCATCGTGACCCTCAGAGTAAGCATTATCAATATCCTCTTGATGCTGCTCCTCAGGAGTTGTTGGCTCGTTGGTAATCTCTCTAGCATTCATTTCGGCAGTCTTGGCAACATTGTAGCCACGCATCTTCATCAAGTTAATACCATAGTTGATGGCAGCATTAATCTGCTCCTTGGTCATAGTATCTCTCTGTCTGAGAATATCAGCCAACACACCACCCATCTGCTCGTTGGTCGTGTTGTCAATCTTATCCTTGATGTCTGCCCACTTATCTCCAATCAGGTTCTGAGCATCACTATCAGCCACGTTCACCTTGTTACGGAATCGGTAGTACTGAGCACGATTGTACACACCTTTGACTGGTCGGGAGCCAGCACCCATCGCATACATAGAACCGACAGATAGAGCCATACCACCGATGATGTCAAGTTGCTGTTTAGTATCAAGGAGGTCAGAGAACTCATTATCTCCATCCAATAGAGCATGAAGAGGAATGCCAATCTCTTCCTCCATCACTTCTTCACCGAAGCCATTGATGCCGAAATTCTCCATCCACTTCTTGGAATTGGTGTACCATCCACTCTTGCCGATATTCTTGAAGAACTCAGCAGAAGCATTCATACCATGTTTCTCCATGAAGTTGATTGCACCCTTCTTGATACCATAGCTATGACCGAAGAGCTTCTCAGTATAGTTCTCCACCATAGCAGAGGTCAGACCCTTATAGAGAGCAGTACCCATAGACTCGCCACCCTCATGCAGGAGATTTCCATTCTCATCGAATGTACCGAACTTGTAATCACCCTTCTCATCCTGATAGAGACTACCCAGATGTCGCTGCATAATGTCTGCACCAGTCTTCATCGCCTGTTCTGATCCTGCCATGGCATACGAGCCGATAACATCACCAGCCACGATACCAGTATTCTTCAAGATGGCAGCACTCACCTTGCCCATACCACGCTTAGCAGCGAACTTCAAGGCTCCTCGGCTGATAGCCTTAGTAATACCCCCATAGCCGCCAGTCAGGAAGAAGTCTGCCATAAATGGGAGAGACTGTCCGGCAATCTTTGTCCAGCGATAGATGTTGCCCATCTTCTCGTCTTCAAGAGCCGCAGCGGCATCCGCACCCAGTTTACTCTTCAAGAGCATCTTATCGGAGCCGGAGAGTGGAAGGTTGTTGTCCATTTTTGTCTTGATACGCTCCATCTGACCCATAGTTGCAAAGTCTGTCAAACCGAAATCCCAAGTCTTAGCCGTGAATGCTGTATTGTCAAGAGCTTTCAAGGCATCCTCACCCCAACTACTTGTAGGGTATTGTTTCACCGCTTCAAGCGCACCAATCTGCTGCTTAACAAGAGCAAGGGATGTTGCCAGCTTGTTACTATAGTCACTCTGCTCTGCAGTTCTTCCGTTACTTGCACCGATACTAGCACCATAAGAGAGCAGAGGATTGCCATGCAAACGATGGTCTTCCGCTATGGCAGCTTCAATCTCCTTTTTTCGGGCATAGGCATCCGCCAGCTTCTTATCAAACTGATTGCGAGCACCCTCCTCAGTAAGATAGGTTCCATTCTTGTTGATGTTCTCCTGCAAGTCATAGTTTCCGTTCTTGTCACGAACATCGAATACAGATGGAATCTCGCCAGTATCTACTGCTTCCTGATAGGCATTGTTCTGCTGGTCAAGTACAGCTTGTTTCTGCTCGGCTTCCGGATGAGAATAAACATTCTCGTTGTCAGATGATACGTATGCCCCAGCCTTACCAGTCTCAGGATTGTAAGCGAAATCATCCTTCACCACATTGTTTGCATCGCCATAAGGAGTCTGGTGTGTGCCCAAGTTCACACGACCGAAATCTTTCTGCTGTTTCTGTTTGCGTTGTTTCAGTCTGTTGTATCTGCCAACATTGTTCATTGTCTGCTGAGCACTAGCCGAGATAGCCTGTGCCCTACCTGATACACCAATTTTGTTTTCATCAGCATAGAAAGAACCGCCGAAGGCACCACGGAACTCATTGAGATTATTGAATCCCTTTCCCTTCACATTGTGCTTTTTGTAGTTATCAAACACCATTTTCTGATAGCCTTGACCTTCGAGTCTCTTCTGAAACTCCTTAAAGGTAGGCACAGCAGCCTGAAACATATTGTTTGCAACTGCATCATCATATAGAATCTTTTGATTCTGTGCTATCTCTTTTCTTGTAGCCATATTATAATTATTTTATTCCATGAATTGTTCTACCATTAGATGAAGAAGAACCCTTCTGTGCTCTATATGCCTCTACTATTGTCTGTGCATTATAAGGAACACCAGCACGTTTCAAACTCCTAGTAACCGCTCTTACTCCATTAGGGTCTTGAGTAGTTAAACCAGCTAGAGTTTTATTATAGTTTTCTTTAGAAGAACCACCTTTATTTTTTCTTGCCTTTTGTGCTCTAGTCACATTAGCCTCGGCATTCTTCTTACTAGTACTTTCCTGCTCTTTATGATGTCGAACAGTTTCTTTGTTCGCAGACTCCTGATTACTTAATCTACCCTTATTGTATTCATCTTGCTGTGCTATCCTCATTT